GATGCCACTTTGTACCCTAGGTTTGCGTGTGAGTTCAAGTCTGCCCGTCTAGCTTTTAAGCGAGAAGCGGATAAAGAGAAAGGAAAGGAGAAGGAGATTGAAGCGCAATCAGGAGATGGAGATAAACCGTGGGAGGAACAGTGCCATATGGATGATGACTTTCCAAACGTAGTTCCGCCGGAGAGGCTGGAGGCGTTTATGGAAATGATGGGAAGTCGTGATCTAGATAAGGAGGAAGAGCATTTGAGTGACTTTCAATGGTTTATGAAGAATCAGACTCAGCTGTTGCGAGTAGCAAGACATCCATACATTGTGATTGTTAACGAGAGAGTGATAGGAAACTTTGAAGAGGAAAAGGAGATGTTTGATTTTCTCAATGTGTGGATGGATAGGTATCCTAATGTGTCGTATTGTGTTCAGGACTTTAGAGAGATGGTCCCTGATGAGGAGGAAGAAGAAGAGCCCATTTGCTTCATGTTGTCCCTTAAAGACGATGAGGTAATTGGTGAAAATGAGCATGGACGAGTTTTCTCCATGCCGCGTGACATATGGGAGGATGAGTCCTTTTGGGATCAACAGCTGAAGAGAGAAGAAGAGAAAGATAGACAGACGCAAGGATTCGAGGATGAAGCATCAAGCAGTAAGCCTAAAGAGACTGAGGAGCGCGAGCCCTATGGAGACTGGGATCGGTTTGCTGATCGGATGAACTGGTTTTCTAACCAGTTCAACCGACCGGTTCCAGGTTCATGGTGCGAGCGTGTTGATGATTGGATAATTAGGCACTTGCTGTGGTCGCCACAAAAGTGGGCCGAGAAGGCTATGGATAAGCCCCATGTGTATCTTCCTAAGATGACAAATATACGATATGAGAGAATAAGGAGCGCATGGGCAGCTGGAGAGACAGGAGAGTCCGAAGCTGGGACCCATATGATGATAGAGTGGTTGAAGTCAATCCCCCCAACGTCAGATGACCCAGAATGGTGGCAGCAAGCGATTGATTGCATACTCCAGAAATGGGAAGGAAAGCTTGTAGATTTGGAAGATGTAAAAAAAATCTACGAATATTCAAATGTCCGGAACTCGTGGACTGGAAACGTGTTGCGTTTCTTTGGTGGTTTTGCTCTTGGGTTTGTTGCTATAAAGGCGCTTTTTGCGTTTTTACCCAAGTCATGCCACAAGGAAGTGCAAGGATACGATATCCAACCAAAGAGAGAAGTTGGTTTTAGGAAGCAAGGGAGATTGGCCCATAAAGCCGCGCGTAATGTACGATTGAAAAGAATGGTGACTGGAGCTCAAGGAAATTACCATGATAAGTATTACAGGATGATGCAGAATCAGGATATAATAGATGTGAAGATAACATCAAGACAGATGCATCCAATAGAGGCTGAAAAGCTCGATCCGCAGGCTAGTACTTGGGTATTGTTTGTGTGGGGTCGGACGTTTTTAACTCCCCTACACCCAATTTTTGAGCTCGGTGATGAAGATGATGAGAGGTTTCTAACTTTTAGGAAACATGGAAAGAAGACGTTTAACGTTAAGGAATTGCGATTGGTGGCGGAGCTTGGAGGAGATCTGGCGTTGTTCGAACTCCCTAAAGTAGCAGAGGTACAGGAACATAAGGATTTGATAAACTACTTTTGGGACGGTATTGGACACCCGACGCCTATACATGTATTGCCGCACGCTCATGACACAGGGTATGATACCGAGACCTGTGGGTCTTGGTCAATGACGATCAATAGAGTGCCGACGAGAAAAGGATACCCATGCCCAGAGGAGAATGGGTATGAGTTGGATATGCAGTTTAATAATTCGAGGAATGAGAAAGGAATGTGTGGGACCTTGTGGTGTGATGTGACTACCGGACAGATAATGGGAATACATAATGGAGGGTCACCTTCATACGCAGAGTCCTATGCTTTGCGCACTCTAATTCAAGATATGCGAGAGTATCACGATGTGCAGCCGCCCCAGTATGCGGTTCTCGACCCTATAAAGGTTGAATTGACTGTGGCTGAGGGAATGGAAGGAGTGAGCGCGCGAGGGAAGTTGCCAAATAGCCATGCCGTGTACCTTCCTACGGATACGGCATTGGTTAATACTCCGTTTAGATACGAGAAATTTCCATTTCCGGAGACCAAAGATGGTCCGGCAATGTTGAAGAATTGTAGAGAGAAAAGTATCTATCCATTGAGACAGGCGTTGGATAAGTTTGGAAAGCAGGGGATGGCAGGAGCAGGACCTCGCCCCTTGATGAGTTTAAAGGATTTCCTGCCTCGGGGGTTTAATCCCTCGAGAATAAGAAGGCTCACATTGGAAGAAGCGGTGTACGGTGTCCGTGGATGGATAAAAGGAATAGATATGACGAAGTCCGTTGGATACCATTACAAGAAGCTTGGCTTTCGTTCACGGAAAGAACTTTTTCCAGGCAATCAGGACAACCCAATAATACATGCTATAGTACGCGCGGATGTGGAGTATTGGTATAGAGAAGCAGAGAAGAATAATATAGTGCCAGCTGTGTTTGAAGAGACGTTGAAAGATGAGATTCGAGATGCGGAGCGAGTTGCTCAAGGGAAGACTCGTTTGTTTTCTGCATGTGATTTGCGAACACAGTTGGTTACAAAGATGGAGATGGGAGCAATCGTTGCTGAGTTGGAAGTAGACCCGTCTGGATGCCCAAATACCCTGGGAATGAATGTTCACAGTGGTCAATGGGGCCGGATGTACTCGAGGTTGAGAGGAAGGCCCGAGGAGAGGAGGAGACCCTTGGCGGGTGACTTCTCGTCATTCGATATAAGCATAAAGATCTTGTATGCTTTTATTCGATTCTGCCAGGTTTATGCCGTGGATGGTAAACATTCCGTGTTGATAGAAATGGTCATTTTGGCCAATTTCCGCGGAGCATGGCATATAATCGTGGCGTTCGTGTTTGTTCGACCTTGGGGAAATGCGAGCGGGTCATGGTTAACCTCGATCTTTAATACGTTTGTGAATTGGTATATCCATAAGCAGGCGTTTAGAGACTTGTTTTCGGAGGAAGAGTGGGAGGAATGGATTGTCTCCTACTTCCACGGGGATGACTCGGTACTTTCTGTACCTGAGCGTTATTCAGCTTACAATATGGAATATCTACAGAAGTGGTTTTGGGAGAATTACCATATGGAATATACGTCACCAACGAAGACGAGTAAGATGACAATGGAATGGGATGATGTGACGTTTTTGAAACGCAGGTTTGTTGTTGGGGAGCTAGGGATAATGGCTCCTCTGCCCGCTGACTCAATGGCCAATATGGTCAAGTGGACAACAAAAGGATACGACGATGAGGTGTTAGAGTCGACACTTCGATCCGTCATGGTTGAGGCATTTCACTTTGGAAGAGAAAAATATGAAGAGTGCTTCGCATGGTGTGTTTCAGAAGCAAGGAGGATGGGAAAAGGATGGATAATGGTCCGCTATGATGACATGGTTGGGGCCAAGCGATCCGATTACTAGCTCCGCCAAGGTCCCGGGAAGACCATAAACTCGTCCGTGGGAGATGAAACCCATCAAGAAAACTCAGGTGGTGGCTCTCTTAAGTGAGAGGCCTCCTTTGAACATAATAACCCGACCGCTTGTCGATAATAGCATATGGGCCCCGTCTGGTCAGAACGGGTGCTCGTTTAATCTGACCGCAACGACACAAATACAACAATCAAATGGAGTTCAGGCAGAAGCTCCACAATCACTCACTGATCCAGTAGAGACTGCCCTTTTCCAGACCCCAACAATGAGTTTTGGAGAAGTTGGAACCACGCTAGAGACGTCGACTGAATCATACTCAGGTAGGGCGCATGGTGTGGGATGCTTTGACAATACCGAGCTTTTAGAGCGCATGGTGTTG